CAACATTCAATTGTACTTGACTCATAACTCTTTTTTTTACAGTTCTAATTTAATTACTTTACCTGGTAAACTCTCATTCATATGTGATCTTTCTGACAATACCCAAAGAACATTTCCCTTTGGTAGTACAGATGTATAACACTCTCCGTCAGTAAAATACACCAGGCTTGTATATTTCTTTTGGTTAGCATTATAATAATCTAGGACAGGATCAAATTCAGTCCCACCTCTGCCTTTTACATTCAACTCATTTTTACCTTTATACTCTTCTATAGAATTGATACTTGTATCACACTGAATTATAGTAATATCCACCCCTGTTTTATAAATGTGGTGTATTTCTCCCATAAATTCTTGTAACTCTGTATCACTTACAGACCCTGAAGTATCAATAGCCAACAACATATGTTGTCTCATTTTGATTTTCAAGCCCGGATTCTCACAGAATCTTCTGTTTTCTTTTCTTCTAATTTTCTTTGTAAACACCTTAGTGCTTATACCAGTAAATCTTCTAATGTATCCTCTCCAATCAAACTTTGGTTTAACTATTTCTTCAATAATTATAACACCTTCTATCTCACCTGGAACATTCCCCCTCTTCTTAATAGTTTGTTCTTTAGCATCTGATAAAACTTTTTGAATTTGCTTCTCAATTAGTTTTTTCTCAGCTTCACTAAGATTGTCAAACTCTTCCCATGTACTATGATCAGGAATATCTCCATTGTCTATATTGTCTAGCAACTTATCCATCTCCTTATTTCCACAAGTACCATCTTTGTCCTTCTCATCTTTGAGCTGTTGTAGTTTATCATAATAATATCTACAACCTGCTTTTCTATCAAGATTAAGGTCTTCATAGTTATTTATATCTATACCTCCATCTGGCAAATAATCTGGATCAATATACTGATTGATCTCCATGTCCATTGCAACATTAGCAAGTTTCTTGTTTCTAAAAGAACTAAAACTCACTAAATGTCCAAAAGCAATATGCAATAACTCATGCTTAAGCAATCCCATTTGATGCTTCTCACTAAGACTTGTCCAAAACTCCTCATTGATAGCCAACTGATAGTTGATACCATTCTTACTCACACCTGCCGTAGGAAGATCTTTTCTCCACATTTTATTGAGCATAATAAGAAAGAACCCATAATAGGGCTCTCTCAACATTAGCTCTTTACTAATTTTACTTAGACTTTGCTGTTTGTCCATTGTCTTTTAATTTAATTGTTAACTCAAACTTGTCTGTTGGATAACCCATGTTGTCCAACATTCTACCAAGATTCATCATAAAGTATTCTAGAAATAATTCTATAGAATCTTTAGAAGCATCATTCTTAGTTAGTAATGATAAGATATCACTTGTAGTAGGTTTTGAATCCCATCCACCATTGTAATCATGTAGTTTATTTACTATAAGGTCATAAACCTTTTTACAATGTTGTTCCCACTCCTCTAACCTATAGTTACCATATCTAAAAATAACAAGTATTTCCCCAAGATTTGCTTCTAAATCTAGATCCTCTAAAACTTTGTACACCAGATAGTGATTCTCTTTATCTGATGACTTCATCATACTCACTAAATTCTTGACTTCTTTTCTACTTAAAATCATTAGTCTTCAATTTTTAAAGTTTTAATCATCCATTCTGTAGGTGTATTTATATTATCCACCCACTCTTTTGCACTTGGTATATAACCATTGCAATCCTCTTTAACATGTTGTTCTCCAACATATCTTGTATATACAGTTCTACCATCAGAGTTTGTAAAACTTGGTCCAAATACTTTCTCACATTCAAATATCCCCTCACTATGGTGACGGAACATTCTATGTTTACTATGTCCAATCCAAGCCTTAGTTTCATCAAACCACTCATGAATTAACTGATAATCAGATATTTGGCCACCCCATCTTCTTACTGATGATTTAGCATGTTCTAGTGGGTGTGACATTATTCTTCTGTTTTTTTAAATAAGTTACCATGATGATTATACTCTTCAACATTCATGCTCCTAACATTGTTGTTTATAAGATACTCACCCGAAGGAACTTTAATTAATAAATCTCCATAACCACCTTCATTATTCCACCAATCTTCAATATTATCAAGTAGTGCTTCATGAGCAAAATTCTGAATAGTTGAATATGCACTAGAGTTTAATTTTTCAAGATCCTTGTCTTCATTCCATGCACTCATGAGATCAATATCAGAAAAGTTTGCATCTTCTATATCTGTATATACTATACTTTCAATAGCTCCACTATCTCCACCACCATCATAATGTACCTTAATACCAGTAACCCCCTGATCCGCCAATTGGATCAAGACTTCCATTAATTGTTCTTCTGTCATAATTATTTGAATTTGTAAAACCTGCCTAGAATATTTCCATTTAGAAACTCATCACTCTCAAGTACTCCTCTAACAAACTGATACTTAGTTTCATAATAAGTAAGTTCAGTCTTAGAGAAACATATCTTAATGATATATCTTCTAATTTCTATTCCGGCTTTATGTGCAGCCTTTAATTCTGCATTGCTACTATAATAATCTAGATATGATAGCTTCTTTTGTATGGTATATCTTTTACTTCTTTTATCCTGTAACTGTGCTACAGCTCTTTTACCCATTCTCTTCTTTGTCGTAGAATAAAAGTTTTTCTTTCCAATATACCTTACAAGCTTTCCATTTATTATAGCTTGCATCTCATATACAAAGCCCTCTGCTCCTTCAGGAATCATAGAACTTTCAAATTCCTGTCCTTGATACAACCAACTCATCCCTAAATAAATTAAAAATTACATCTCTAGTACTTTCAACACCCTGATTTTTAACAGCATCTGCAATATCTTTATCACTTTTAAGATATATTGGTGTAAAACCATATTCATCATGATATCTGATACTATATCTTCTACCTGTTTCATCATTATCAAATAGTACAAACACTCTAGAGTACTTATCTTTAAGTCTCTCTATCATTTCCTTTGGAAGAATTGTACTCTCTGCATCTGGTGCAATTGCCTCTATATTATTTATCCCTAGTAGATTAAAACACAATAAGTCTTTCAATGAAGCCACAAGGACTAAATATTTACTATCATATCTCAACTGTTCATATCCCTGCACATAATCACCAATCTTCAAAAACTTTTTAGCTATTACTTTTGGTTGATAAATTTTATAGAGTGTGCCATCTTCCTTAAAATAACCATATATGCAATCCCTTTGAACTCTCATTCTATCTTTCTCATGTTCACCCTTTTCTCTTGTGAGTTCATAGTATTCCAATGGATTAATATTATAGGCTTCTAGCATACTTGAAGAGATCTTGTAAGCTGACCAATAATTTTTATCATTAGTATTCCAATGTCTTATTTGAAAATCTGATAGTTTAAATCTTGCTGCAGCAGTTATTGTTTCTGTAACAACTGTATTAGATCTACTACAATAATCTTCATAGTCTGAAATTATCTTTGCTTTTGCACCATCTCTATTTAAGTTATATAATAACTCAACTAGTCTGATTGCATCACCTTGATAACCTGAAGAAAAATCTTTAAACTTGTACTGACCGGATCTACCATCAAAATAAATTATCATTGATGGTATTTTGTCTGATGGATTAAATATTGATTTAATCTTTACAGACTCTCCATTAAGTTTAACACCTATTGTCAGATAGAATTCAAATATCCATTCTCTTGGAACATCCCATAAATTTGTAACTAATCTTGTTGAAATCATACCGCTAAATTTTAAAACATAAAGGGGCCATCCCTGACCCCCTTACACTCATGTAGTTTAGTCTAGGTTGAAATCAGATGATGACTTTTTAGGAGTAATGATATCATCATCATCCCCAAATCTCTCCACTTGTTTTGGTTCTTTTGGTTTCATGATATGTTTATCTTCCTCAAATTTTAGAATTTTTGCACTATCCATCTCACCAAATGCATAACTTCCATTTGCATTATTCGGGAAGAACAAGTTATAGTCTTTGTAACCATCTTTGTTCTCATATTCTCTACCTGCAATACAAGTATCCATATATACATTCTTAAATGGTGCAGTCTTGTTAAATGCTTCTATAAACTCCTCAATAGTTGAATGTTGATTGTGTTGTTCTTTCATCCAATCAGAAATATTTAGAGCTCTAGATAAATTCTGTAAGAACATTAGTATTGCTCTATCTCTAATAACTGGGATTCCACTCTTTGTTTGACCATCAGCAAAAGCATAATAACTAGCTTTCACTTTACCAATTTGACCTTGGTATCTCCCTTTTGATTCATCATTATCAATTAGAAAACCTTCAAATCCTTCAATTGGTTCTGTTTCAGCATGCACAATAACATGATAAGCTCCATCTATAAAACTAAATGGTTCTAATTCTAGTTTGTGAATTTTTACTCTGTGATTACCTGGTTGAATCTTCTTTGGTAACTTTTTACTTCCGTCACCACTTCCTAAATCTAATGTACTTAATGCCATTTTACTTTACTTTTTAAATTATTAAACAAAAACTTTATCCCATGATGTCTTTAGAACACCGTCAATCATCTCAGAAATTACTATTTCTTCATTACGCAAATGCTCTGGTCTTGCACCACAAGTAACCTCATCATTTGTCTTGAAAGACAAGATGGTTTGATTACCTTTTCGGTACATATATCCAATAGCATCTGCATTTGCACAAATTAAAGATTTAATTTTACCGGTTAAGTCTATGTTTGCAGACATAACCATTTCACCTTTATCATCTACCACTTTGTCTTTTATGTGACCAGATAGAATGATTGTAGGTGCTAATTTATCAATAAAATCTAAAACTTGAAAGAATGCCTGTCTTATATATAAATAACCGGCACCATTTGCTAGAGTTGTAACATTATCCCC